GTGGAGGGGGCGGGTGAGTGCGATTTGTTGCGCTAGCACGGACAGGGACGACCGGCATGGAGGGCGGCATGGGGGAGCGAGGCTGACGCCCTAGAGGATGTGGCACTTTCACAATTTGTACTAGATTTTATAATTGTGCCATTTTGTGCGTTTTTCGTAGTAGTCGCGCCCACAATTGGGTGGGCCAAGTTGGTTTGGTACAAACTTAAGCAGTATAAGGTTGCGTGGCCTAAACTTAGGCAGTATCATTCGTTTGGCACAAACTTAAGGCGTACACTAACTTGGGCGCCAATAGTGGCCCCGGCCCCGTTTTGGGCGACGTAAGTGGGGCCACCCACTATTGACTGTTCCGTCTTCGGAACCCACTCAGGCGTACTCACCTCCCTAGCCCTCCCAAAATTGGGCGCAAAATAGGTGGGTCGGCCTACTGGACATCTACCCAAGTAAACCTTCCCACCTTTCACTCACCGTCAGGAGGGTTCAAATTTTGAACCGCTCTATCGCTTCCCTTCAGCTTCCATAGCCTCCAAGATGGGGACAAACCTCTTCATTACCTTTCCAGTTGTGGGCCACTCCACTGGAGCTTCCCAATCCTCTAGGGGCCTCAAGAATTCCTCCCCAGAAGTGTCCCACCCACCATCTGGATAAAGAATCCGAGTGTAGCGCACCACCAAGAGACCCTGCCCATCTGCGACTCCCTCATAGTGGTGCTGCATCTTGTGGATGCCCGTAACTTTGTAGACTCCACCCTTGAAATGCCTAAACACCATGCCTATCATTCTTTGCGTGTCCATAGATACTTCCTTGTTACTTGGCTTTCTCATTACTGATTCTACCCACAAGCTAACCATACCTACAATAATGTATGCAAACCCCCCAGTACACCCACTGTATCAAAATGTCAAATTTTGTCAATGGCTCAATTT